GGACGTTCTTTTGGACAGACTCTTCAATACATGCGGGCTGGCCGACACTCGACCGACTGCTACGTTCAAAAGCCCTGTCTCTTTGCTATGAGATTCCACAGTGTCCTGTTCTGGGACAATTAGCTCGAACTGCACTCGACTTGACGCATTCTATAGTCGCTAGTGCTGATACCGGTTACCATAAGCGTCCTGAAGATTATTACGGCCCCAACGGCCTGTTCCACCCTTCTGAACAGGCGCGTTTACTTTACGAACAAAAATTCGGGATCTCCATACCCTGTCAGCTGGCTGCCGAAGAAGCTATAAGGCATTGGGATCTCGTGTTATTGGGCAAATTGATACCGCCCACCTCTGATGATATCTGGTATACCTCCAGATATATCGAGGTTGACTAGACCCGTTCGTTAGAAATCTGATCTGAACTTTCTTAGCTTCGCTCTTTGTTCAGGCCCGCCTAGTCGGGGTGGAGGATCTTCGGATCCCATGGTTCTGGTTCGCCACTCACAAAAGGAGCAGACTCCGGGATGCTTGTACGCGTACCCGGGATACCCAAGTACAATGAATCGAAGATTAACCATAAACAACTCTGTTCGCAATTCTCTGGCGAACATGGTTTTGGATACCGCACAGAGAATCCAGACCCGCCGCATAAAGCGCGGCAAGAAGCAGATTATCCGCACCAATCTAGCTAGTGTACCACGACGTTCGGGAGGAATCGGCTCCCGCGGCCCTATTCAGCCTAGGATCGCGGTCAAGACAGTCGCCTCGAACGTCGGCAATTACGTCAGCAATTTACAATCCAGCACCCCGATTGTAAACAAAGGATCCGAGAATATCGGACAGCTCGGCACAGGATCTGCTGACGATCCCAAAAAGTTTAAGGTCCTGCAATCTACAATTCTGAATCCTGCAGAGCCCGGCTTGGCCCCAATGCTAGCCGCTGTCTCGAACCAGTTCCAGAAGTTTCGCACGCAGGTCCTTAAATTCACTTACACCCCAACAGCTTCAGGCCAGAAGGACGGCACACTGTATTTTGCAGTGTATGCCGACCCTCAGGCAACTGAGCCTACGAGCGTAGCAGACATGTCGGCTTCGGCTGACATGAAGTCCTTTCCTATTTACGGAGAGGCACGCACGTGGGTCATCCCCGCAAGCACGCTGCAACAAGCCTACAATGTTCAGCAAGTCACTGTC